ATTATATGCCAACATTCATGCCAAGCGTAGGCGTATTAAGGCCGGTAGTGGCGAAACGATGCGTAAACCCGGCAGTAAAGGCGCTCCTACCGCTAAATCGTTCAAACAAGCAGCCAAAACAGCCCGAAATAGAAAATTACGAAGGGGTCGGTAATGGATTACGGCGACAATGACGTTCTGTCGAGCGATGAACACCTAGAAAACTGGGTAATGGCTAAGTGTGACTCGTGGAGAGACCACTATGAGTCCAATTATGCAGAAAGATTTGAAGAATTCTACCGTCTATGGCGTGGAATCTGGGCAGCAGAGGACATGGAGCGTAAAAGTGAGCGTTCACGTATCATTTCACCCGCATTACAGCAGGCTGTAGAGTCCAGTGTAGCAGAAATCGAAGAAGCAACCTTTGGTCGTGGTAAGTATTTTGACATTACCGACGATCTTGGGGACGCAGAGGCACAAGATGTCGTTTATTTGCGACAGAAGCTACATGAAGACTTTGAGAAGACACAAATACGCAAGCAAGTAGGCGAGTGTCTCATCAACAGTGCTGTATTTGGCACTGGTGTAGCTGAAGTAGTGCTAGAGGAAGTCAAAGAGATGGCTCCTGCTACACAGCCCATCATGGACGGACAGCTACAGGCAGTAGGTGTTAACGTCACAGACCGTACAGTAGTTAAACTACGTCCTGTACTACCACAGAACTTCCTGATTGACCCAGTAGCTACGTCCATTGCAGACGCTATAGGCGTTGCTGTGGATGAGTTTGTGCCACGACACAAGGTACAACAACTACAGGAAGAAGGTGTCTACAAGAGCGTGTACGTAGGTCAGGCGGCTAGTGACTACGACCTAGAGCCAGATCAAGACCTAACGAGCTACGACGAAGACAAAGTACGCCTAACAAAGTACTATGGACTTGTGCCTCGCTACCTGCTGGAGGTAGGCGAAAAAGAAGCAATGCTTGATGAAGACGAAGACATTGCTGATATTGACATAGAAGAACCAGAGGCAGACGAAGATGCTAGCTACTACGTCGAAGCTATTGTTGTTATTGCTAATGGTGGTATACTGTTAAAAGCAGAAGCTAACCCATACATGATGCAGGATCGTCCTGTAGTAGCATTCCCTTGGGATATAGTTCCCGGTAGGTTCTGGGGTCGTGGTGTTTGTGAGAAAGGCTACAACAGCCAGAAGGCGCTTGATACAGAGCTTCGTGCCCGTATTGATGCCCTAGCACTAACTGTACACCCAATGATGGCTATGGACGCTACAAGGCTCCCTAGAGGCTCTCGTCCAGAAGTACGCCCCGGCAAGATTCTATTGACCAACGGTGACCCTAAAGGAGTCATCAATCCCTTTAACTTTGGTCAGGTTAGTCAGATTACATTTGCACAGGCAGCAGAACTACAAAAGATGGTTCAGATGTCTACAGGTGCTATTGACTCCGCTGGTATCCCCGGCAGCATCAATGGTGACGCTACGGCTGCTGGTATCAGCATGTCCCTTGGTGCAATCATCAAGCGTCACAAGCGTACCCTGATTAACTTCCAACAGTCCTTCCTGATTCCATTTGTTAAGATGGCTGCTTGTCGTTACATGCAGTTTGACCCAGAGAACTATCCTGTCAAGGACTACAAGTTCAACACTACGTCTACTCTAGGCATCATTGCCCGTGAGTACGAAGTAACGCAACTTGTGCAACTACTGCAAACCATGCCAGCAGAGTCTCCACTGTACAACACGTTGATTCAGTCAATCATTGACAACATGAACCTGTCTAACCGTGAAGAACTGATGGCTAAGTTGGCTCAGGCAGAGCAGGCATCACAGCCTACACCTGAACAACAGCAGATGCAACAAGCGGCTGCACAGGCACAGATGGCCTTCCAGCAGTCACAGACAGCAGCACTTAATGGTCAGGCACAGGAGTCTAACGCTAGAGCGCAGAAGATTGCTACGGAAACTCAGTTGCTGCCTGATGAGCTTGAGATTGATAAGATTAAAGCTGCCACTAACAATCTGAAGGCAGGCACTGCTGACGATAAAGAGTTTGAGCGTAGGCTGAAGATTGCAGACATAGCTTTGAAAGAGAAGGATATAGACTTAAAAGAGAAAACATTAAAAACCCAAGGTAAGCAACAAGAGCAAAATGCTCAAGCAGAGCAGCAGCTTCTTAACAGACTATCTTAATGATTAATCCTGATCTAAAGTTAGCAGCGGTCTATGACTCCTTAGAGTCTAAGATCAATGCTGTAACAAAACAAATTGGCCCTAAAGGAGACACAGGCGCTCAAGGGCCACAGGGGCCACAGGGGCCACAGGGTATTCCCGGCAAGGACGGTATTCCCGGTAGGGACGGTAGGGACGGAAAGGACGGTACAGACGGTAAAGACGGTGAAGCTGGCCCTGAAGGTTTAGGCATATCCTCCGTAGAGCTAGACATAGATGGTCATTTAGTATGCACCATGACGGACGGCTCTACTATTGATGCAGGATCACTAGACGAGCTAGGCGCAGCTAGTGGAACTAAAGGTAGTTCAGTTGTCTACTCTAGTGGTGGAGGACGAGGCGAACAAGGCGAGACAGGGCCACAGGGGCCACAAGGGCCACAAGGCGAGACTGGCGCACAAGGGCCACAAGGTATACAGGGAGCCACCGGCCCACAGGGGCCACAAGGCGCTACCGGAGCTACTGGCCCCCAAGGCATTCAAGGGCCAGCTGGAAATGATGGAAGCGATGGAGCCACAGGTGCCACGGGAGCCACAGGCCCGCAAGGCATTCAGGGGCCAGCAGGTGCAGACGGAAATGACGGCGCACAAGGGCCACAAGGAATCCAAGGAGCCACAGGCCCACAAGGGCCAGCCGGAAATGACGGTCAGGATGGAAACGACGGTGCCACTGGTGCCCAAGGGCCACAAGGAATCCAAGGAGCCACAGGCCCACAAGGCCCAGCAGGGCCAGCAGGATCTGGTTCTGGCTCTACTTCCAGCACATTAACAATATTTGGTAGAGCTTTAAACAGTGTCATAAGTGCTGTGTTTAATAGAGCAGGGACATCAGTATTAAACTCAGCTTCTTCTTCAACTTTAGTTGCCGTAAGTAGAACAGCAACTACTGCAATAACACAGATACTAAATCGTTCAGGTTCATCAGTTATTGATCCTTCAGAACTAACAACTGTGACAGCTAGGTCTGGAGATGTTACACTACAAAACGCTGACTTGTTTGTACTACAAAGTAGGTCTAGTAACTTAACGCTAAAAGCAACAGGAACATTCTTTGTTGTTGCAGGTAGAACACAGAATCATTTAGTAGGAATATAGTAATGGCTAATAGATTTCCGTTAACTCTTGATGGAACAACAATTAAAGAACTGCCTTCCGGTGATAACTTAGACCTTACTGGTTCAAGTATTAGTATTAGTGGCTCTCAGGGCACAGATGGTCAGGTGCTTACTTCAACCGGCTCTGGCATTGCATGGGAAGACGCAGCTTCAGGCGGTGGTGGAAGCAGTATATGGAATGTAATTAGCTCTCAAACAGTAACTAGCTCTGTTACTAGCGTTACTTTTTCAAATTGTTTTACCTCTACCTATGATGCCTATGAGCTTCATTTGACTGGCGTTCTTGGTAATGGTTTCAATCAACTCAAATATCTCAACGGCTCCACAGAGTTGAGCACTTACGAGCAGCTTCTTGTAAGATTTATTGGATCATCTTCACCTAGCCATTATTTTGACACAGGCTTTAATTATATATACGCCTACGGAAACAGCGGTAGATCATTAAATGCAAGATACAAAATTAATCAACCGCTTGATGCAACATATAACTCTGTAATTGGCGAGATGCATACGACTTCTTCAGGTTCAAACTTAATGTATGTGACGGCTGTTGCTAGAAATACAACAGGCACCGCAGGTAATGGTTTAATTATTAAAGGCGGAAACAATATAACAGCAGGTACCTTCACACTTTACGGACTATCAACTTCATAGGATCACAAAACAATGGCTAACAGATTTCCCTTAATTGTTGACAGTTCAGGTGTTGCTGCGCTTAAAGAACTACCTTCTGGAGACAATCTTGATTTAACTGGCAATGGCATTGTAGGCGCTGGCACTGTCGCTTTAACAAACTTAACCGTTGGTGGGTCTCAGGGTACTGATGGACAAGTGTTAACTAGCACAGGCTCAGGTATCGCTTGGGAGGATGCTGCTTCAGGAGGAGGCGGTGGGGCTTGGAATGTTATTTCATCGCAGACGATCAGCAGTGCGGTGACAGAAGTTGAATTTGCAAGCGGTATTACTGGCTATCAAAACTATTGCCTCGTCATTAATAATTTATTGGGGTCAAGCTCGACACCCCTTGCGGGACAGGTTGCCTACAATGGCAGTAGCTCATACACAACAAGTGGTTATGGAAATACGGTCTATCACACCAACACCGGCACGTCTTCGCTCACGCACTCTATTCTTTGGACTGATATTGAGATGGCATTCGCACAAATAGCCAGCAGTGTTACGCCAAGCCAGTGCCAGATATGGTTTACGACAGGATCTTCAGTAATGAGATCGACATTCAGTGGATACGATGGTTCGCGTGCAAGAATGACTGAGGCGATACATATGAATAGCGCGGATGCCAGCTCCGGCTCAAGAAAGACATCAATCAACAAAGTAAAGCTGTA